GTCATTATGGCATACCGCCTTTTTATGGGTGATTCCAGAGTGTGTTGGTGCAACTCCAACTAGCCCTATTATTACGAGGTGAGCACATGAGCAATCCACAAAGTGAATTAGTAGAGTTTTTGGCACAATTTACCCACGACCCATTAGGATTTGTGTATTCCTGCTTTCCTTGGGGCAAGGACGAATTGGCCAATTATAAAGGTCCTGATTCTTGGCAGATAGAGATACTTGAAAAGGTTGGCAAGGGAGTAATGAATATTTCCGATGTTACCAGAGTAGCTGTAGCCTCAGGAAATGGAATAGGGAAAAGCTGTTTGGTTTCGTGGATTATCCTTTGGGCAATATCTACCCACGAGGACACACGAGGCGTTGTTACTGCGAATACCGAAACACAGCTAAGGTCTAAGACATGGCCGGAGCTTGCTAAGTGGTATCGTATGTTTGTTGGCAAAGAGCTGTTTGAGATAACAGCTACTTCCATTTTCTCTGCTGATAAAGAGCATGAAAAGACATGGAGGATAGACGCTATCCCTTGGAGCAAGGAAAATCCAGAGGCATTTGCTGGACTTCATAATCAAGGAAAGAGAATACTTGTTGTTTTCGATGAGGCTTCCGCTATCCTTGATGAAATATGGAGAGTAACAGAGGGTGCTGTAACAGACGCCAATACTGAAATAGTGTGGTGTGCTTTTGGCAACCCTACTAGAAATACAGGCAAATTCTATGACTGCTTTAATAGTAAACATAGAATTTGGGATACCAAGCAGATTGACTCCCGTACTGTGGCCATTTCCAATAAGTCGACTTTAACTCAATGGGTGGAGGAATACGGAGAGGATTCTGACTTTGTAAAAGTTCATGTAAGAGGATTGTTCCCAGACGCTGCTGCCAATCAGCTCATATCTAGGGCGTTGGTTCAGGAAGCTAGAAGTAGGCGTGCTGAAAAGAGTCAATACACCTTTTCACCTGTAATCATTGGCGTTGACCCTGCGTGGACAGGACAGGATATGTTGGCCATTGTAATGAGGCAGGGGATATATTCTCATGTACTCAAAACAGTCACGAAGAATGACAATGACCTTGCCGTGGCAAGAATGATAGCAGGGTTCCAAGACCAATACGGAGCGGACGCTGTGTTCATCGATATGGGCTATGGCACAGGTATCTACTCTGCTGGTAAGGATATGGGGCGTGATAATTGGCGTATTGTTCAGTTTGGCGGTAAGTCAGATAAAGAAGAATACGCTAACAAGCGTGCTGAAATGTGGTTTGCTATGAAAGACTGGCTGATTAATGGCGGGTGCATTGACAATGAGGCTTTGGCTGACGAACTGGCGGGGCCAGAAGCCTTTGTTAATCGTCATAGTAAACACCAGTTGGAGAGCAAAGATGACATGAAGCGCCGTGGCGTACAATCCCCAAATATGGCGGACGCCTTGGCCTTGACATTTGCTTTCCCAGTGCAGAGTGGCTGGAGTCACAAATACAAGAAATATAGAAAAGCTGGCAAGATAACTAAATGGGGTGCACTGTAGAGAGGAGGAGAGCCATGGAAATAACAGAGGGACTAGAAATTCTACAAGGCAGTATAAAACCGCCTAGACAGGAAGTGTCTCTAAAAACACTAAAGAAAAAGGAAAAAGAAAAAATCATGGCTGCTTACAAGAGAAGTCGTGATTCTGCGGAGAAATTCTATCAAGGCTCAATAGAGCCGTCCTTGATACGGAGGAAGAAAATCTATGACGCTCCCAAAGAATTTTTCAGAAAGAAGTTTCCTAAAATATCTGAATTATCTGATTGGATTAGCCGTGATGTTAAGACCACCATAGATTGGATGTTGCCGTCTATCATGGAGGTATTCATTGGCACTGACGACCCTTGTGATATTAAGGGGCAGTCTTTGCAGGACGATGTAGCAGCCAAAAAGCTACAGTCTATTGTTAAGTATCAGATAAACAAAAAGAATGACTATTTCAGATTCCTCTACTCTTTCATCAAAGAGGGATTGATTACTAACCTAGGAGTGGCCAAGGTTTATTGGGAGCGTGACGAGACCAGAACTGAAATGGAAGTTATGGTTGATAGCTCTAACCTAGACCAATTCCTACAGCTTGAGCAAATGGGCAAAATCGAAATCAAGGAAATGACTGTCATAGACGGGCTTGCAGCTATCATCAAGTATTACGAGATAAAGACTCATTTTAATAATCCTGTTATTGAGAACATGAGTCCGTCAGAACTTCGATTCACTCCTGACGGTCATACTTTGGCTGATAGCAAATTTGTAGCACAACGCAGGAAGCTACCTGAAAAGCAAAGAACTAGAGGGTGTGTTCCAAGATGTTGATAAAGCCATTAAGGAAGCTGACGACCGCAAGCGTACAGGCTACGACCAATACACTAATAAGTATTTTGATTCCTATGGCAATTTGCTAAACGATGATGATAATGCCTCCAAGGATTTAGTCCTCTATGAGGCCTACCTCGATGTTGATTACAACAATGACAGCATATTGGAAAAGGTCGTTGTTCATGCTGTTGGCGATGTGCCGATAGCGATACAGGAAAACACATTCAGAAGTGTGCCGTTCTTTATCTTTGCTCCTGAGCCTGACCCTTATATTCCGTATGGTGAGACTTCCTATGCGGATACTCTGGAACAGTTGCAGGACCTAAAAACTGTGCTGATAAGGCAGGTTATCATTGCGGTGGCCAAGAACAATCGACCACAGATGTTTGTTGCGGAGCATAAGGTTGACACTGACGCTCTTATTGACGGCGATGAACTTATCCCTGTAAGAGACGGCAGTCCAGCCGAGGCTGTCATGTACAGCCCTCATATTCCGCTAGACCCTATCACAATGACTCTTGTACAGTACGCCCAAAACGACATTGAAAGTCAGAGTGGCAGTACAAGGTACAACCAGGGGCTTGACTCAAACAGCCTCAATAAAACCGCTAGCGGTATAAGTGCAGTAATGGGTGCGGCTGACAAGAAAATGAAGCTGATAGCTCGTATCTTTGCCGAATGTGCATGGGTGCCTATCATCAAGCATATCATTAAGCTAGACCAACAATTTCTAGACCCGTATCAGCAGTTTAGGCTAAATGATGAAATGGTCAATATCTCCCCAGAGGAGTTAGATGTTGACTATGATTTGGTTGTTAATACAGGCCAGGGCGCCGCCACAAAAGAAGCCCAAATGAATTATCTAATCATGATAATGCAGCAGCTTTACCCTGCCTTACAGAATATGGGTGTGGCTACTGAAAAATCATGGTATGAGACGGCTAAGGACCTGTTGGAGAAAATGGGAATCCGCAATGTGCAGAATTATCTCATTGACCCAGATAGCGACCAGTGGAAACAGACACAGGCACAGAAACAGCAGGCGGCAGAACAGGCTGAACAGAAACAGCTTGATACTCAGCTCATGCTTGAAAAGGTTAAGCTGGAATCTGAATTGCAGAGACAGTCAATCCCTCGCATGACCTTGAATTATAAGGATTTGCCTGTTGAAGCCAAGCAGACTGCTGTATATCAGTATCTAAAGGATAGAGTCCCAGAACCTGACATTTGGGTTAAAGAGTTAATGGACGTATTAGGAGGAAGCTATGCCAAGAGGAATACCGCGCTCACGAATGGAGCAAAAGAAAGAGAACCTAGCCAAGGTCAAGAAAGCAGAACAAGCAGAGGAACTGTTAGTGATGTTATCGGAAATCAAGGCTGATATAGAGAAACAGATTTTAAGTCAAATAGCTAAACAGCCAGCGTGTGACCTTGAAAGTATTCAGTATGAGTACAAGGCTTGCCACACAATAATAAATATGCTTGGCTCCATTGTCGTTGCTGGCAAGTTGGCTGAGGATAAATTAAGAAAAGAGGAGGAGTAAAACATGGGAGACGAAATGACAGTTAATACCGATGTAACACCGGAGGAAGCACCGGCAACGGAACCACCTGCCGAGGTCGGCAGTGAAAGTCATGCTGAGAGCCATGATGACGGCGGCACTAAGTTCAAATTTACGATTGACGAAAACGGTAATCGCTCTTTGAGCTTGGGCGAGGATAAACCTACTGAGCCAGAGACACCACAGGAAAGCAATGAACCTACAATCAATCCGCCACAGGAAAATTCTACAGAACCAGCTGTACAGCCTTATGAGAATATGGAACAGGTTGTTCAGGCGGCTGGTGCAGGTAATCTTGACCCTGCTAGACTGACACAGGAACAACAGCAGTCTATTATTGCTCTACAGCAGAGACAGCAAATGGAACAACAGCGCCAGCAGTTTATGGCTCAACAGCAGGCGGCAGCAGAACAGGCACGTCAGCAAGCATTTAGTCAGTTGGCAATACAGGCTAAGGTGGCTGCAATGCAGGAGCTAGGAATTAGTGATGATGACTTGACTAATGCTGACTTTATGGAAGACGGCGCTGAGAAAAAGGCCAAATTTGAAGCACTCTACAACAAGAAGTTGTTGGAGGGCCAGTACAATTACATTCAGAATGAAGTTGTACAGCAGCAGAGAATGGAGACCTACAGCCAGGGTGTTAATGAAATCCAGAGTTTCTGCACTGATGAGCGGGTAAAGAATCCTCATTTCCAGCAGACGATTCAGCTCATGGAAGTAGTCAAGAACACTCTGCCGTACAATGTTGCTGAAAAGATTTTTGCTACAGAGCGTAATCTCCAGAATGGAATTTTGACACCTAATGATATTGCGGTGTTCCGTCAGTACTATGACCATTGCAAAAAGCTGGCCTATCAGAACGCTGCCAATGTGACCACCAAGCCAAAGCCTACAGCAAGTGTTCCTAATGTTGAGCGTGCCGGCTCTGCACAGAACAATGCCGATGTACCACATCTCAACACGGCTAATCTTAGAAGCATGAATCAGTATCAGCGAGATAAAGTTATGCAAAACTATATTTCACAGCTGATGAATAAATAATTAATTTTTAGAAAGGATGTGCATAAAATGCCTATTCCAGAGAAAACAACTTCCCAATCTGCTTCTTATTTAGCAGAGGGTAGCTTGGAACGAGATATGTCAGAGGTGATTACTAACATCAGCCCTGCCGATACTCCGTTCCTATCCAATTTGCCTGTTTATGATGAAGCCTATGAAATGAAGATTGAATGGCAGACTGATGAATTGTTGCCACCGGGCAAGAACCAGCGACCAGAGTTTGACGAGTACAAATTCCCAATGGCTGCTGGTGTTGGCCGTTTGCACAATTTCTGTCAGATTATGGCTCAGAGCTGCAAGGTATCTGATGTCATGCAGAAAGCCCGCAAGACCTATAAGCCTAAAACAGATGAGCTTTCCCGCCAGATTACCAACTACAGCAAGAAACTTGCTTTCGACATGGAGTACGCCATTATGAGTAATGCAGAGGCTCATGCAGAAGCTGGCAGCACTCTTGCTATGATGGGTGGTATTCCATACTTCATGAAAGAGGAACTGTTAGACGCTACATTGTCTACAACTGACGGCGTTGTTACGACCACACAGAAGCATGGTTTGTCTACCGGTTCTTGGGTAATGTTCAAAGGAACTACACTGCCAAAAGAACTTACTGCTGGTCAGCGTTATTATGTTCGCTTAGACGATACAACGCCTGACACTAAGTTTACTCTGTTTAACAGCTTGCAGGACGCCGTAGAAAAGACTAATGGCATTTCTACTTTTGCTAGTGCTGGTACAGCAGTTAAAGTGCTAATCAACAATGTTGTGGACGGTGGCAATGCCAAGTTCACACTCGATATGATTGATGACGCTATGGAGCTTGCTTTCTATCGTGGTGGCCACCCTACTCAGATTTGGCTTAACCCTACACAGAAGCGTCGGTTCAGCACCCTTGCACGTGCACTTCATACAGTGAATCGCAATCAGACTGATAAGAAGATTTCTGATGTGACAGATGTCTATGAGTCCGATTTCGGTGTGCTGGAGGCAAAGTCACATCTCAACTGTGCTGATGATAAGATTTTCCTTATGGACCCTTCCTATTGGGGACTTCGTTACTTCGACAAGCCTCATTTGATTCCTAACAGTGAGCTGGCCAAGACTGGTTCTTATGAGAAGTTTGTTATCACTTCCACTTTGAGCTTACAGGCTTCCCAGCCTCTTGCCTCTGCTGTTATCAACAATGTAGCACGCTGATTTTATTTTTTTCCGGTACATAAAAATAGCCCCTTTTTTATGAGGGGCTATTTTTATTTTAAAGGGAGTGAGACAAATGATTACAAAGCAGGAAGTAAATATTGACGGAGACAAAATAAGACTGCGAAATACTTTTGATATTACTGTGGCAAAGGAAGCAGCACATGAGGCTACACAGCAGGGAGATAGTCGTAAGACTACTTATAAATGTATGGGGTATATACCACCTGAAATGTGGCAGTATGACCCGTGGCTTATCCAGGCACGCAAGGCACAGATAGCAGGGGATAGACAGGAATATGCCGATTTACTGCGGAGATTTTTTGATGTACATAAAGCCCTTAAAGTCGCACACAAAAAGCACTACTTTAACGGGGTGGCATTATGATTTCTGTCAAGAATATTTTTAAGCAGATTCGCATTGACCTCAAAGATATTAATGAGGTTCAATATTCTGATTGGGACTTGGAAAATGCCATGAATAAAGCTATACGGCTTATGGCTAATCATTATTCCATGCACAATACGGATTTTTTAACCAGGTCTATTCTGATTTGCGATACTCCTACAAAGCTACTTTTTGCACCGCCTATCAGCGAACAGATAGCAGAGTGCTTGCATGGCGACTCATTACCAGAGGACTTTATTTCCATAGTGAAAGTTCTTCGCCCTGACGGCTATGAATTGCACCCCTCAACAGGGCATTTGGACAAAAGGAAATACCTTATTTATCGTGGTTGTATCTTTACTCTTGGCCCTGTGTTGTTGTTCTACAATTACACTTTGCCAAACTACAGCAAGGACGATACAGTCGACCTGCCTGTACCATTCTTTGATTTTATAGTGGAAGCTACAAAGGTTGTGCTGACTGAGAATTTTTCAGCCTTGACGGAGTTCATCAACGACAATGCAGAAAAGATGATACCTTCTAGGAAGCTGACAAACGCAAGAGTACGTTTGCCGTGGAGGATTTAGCTATGCTAGCAAGTGAAGCAATGAAACGAATACGTTACAGGATTAACGATGATTCAGATACAGGTTATCTTGACGATGTACTGATAAATTATATTAACGACTCAATCAAGTATCTGTCTCATGCGCTGATAACAAGGAATGACCCTATACTAATTAGCGAGTTGAAAATCAGCAGAAATGTTGAGAACAAAGTACCTGATAATTTTGTTAGATTTGCAGGTGGCTTTCCTGTTATCAAGAAAGGGAAAAGATTCTTCCTAGCTGATGATGAAAGCGACTATATCAACACGAAATACTTCTATATTCCTTATGAGGTGGCCTCTGGTAGTGATGAATTGCCATTTGAGGGTAATGATACCTACCACGCAATTATAATCGACCTAGCGGTGATATATGCTCTCAATCAGCATGAATTTAATGTTGAGAGAGACACTGCCATGAGACAGGAGCTAGAACAAATTGTTACACAGGCATTAGGGGCGGTGGGCTAAGTGAATCTAAGTTCTAAACATCAACAGAATATTGTTTCCTATGGTGACTTTACCGGTGGGCTGAATACTACCACAGTGCCAGATATGATTGCTGATAATCAAATGGCAGATTGTGTAAATATGGAGTTTAACCGCACCACAGGAGCACTACAGACATGTTGTGGCACTGCTACAGTATTTCAATGCCCTGACAATATCACCATAGACAAATTGTTCTATGATGAGGTAAACAATGTATTTCTTTTTACAGATAAGAATACAAAGGCTATCTACAAAAGTTGTCTTGTAGATATGAATGGAACACATATTTATGACAGAGAAAAAGTTGGCTCACTGTCTGGCAACAAGTCACCTACAGCTGTTATGTGGGACAACGGCTTGATTATTGCCAGCGGTGGCA